GTAGGAGATGCGTTGAATGTAGCCGTTGAGATATACAGAAGCATCGCGTCGACCAATATCTAATTTGTTTACTGTTGGCAAGGTGCCGCTAGTGGCAGTGCCAACTGCGCCGCCATTTACAACCGTTGCAAAATTGTTTAATTGATACGCGGATGCGGTACGCACGCTTTGATTTGCAACAATTGTCAATGTTGTATTGATCTCTGCTTGAACCGCGCCCCCATCAATTACGCGAAATTTTGTTCCCGTTCCGCTCCCTCTATTTTCAATTAAAATTCTTTCGTTGCTTGTGCCGTCTGAAATTTCTGCCGCTGCTTGTTGAGCAGTCATATTGATGCACGAAAACTGCGCCAACAAACTCCCCTCCACCGCGTTGTACCACGACGAGAAGTTAGTCCCCGTCATGCTGGCGACATCCGCGTTGCGCGTGAGGGTGGTGGTGGTCGTGGGGATCACGCTCGTGGCAAATGCGCCTTGCTCCAACTGCGGCAAGCCGATGCGGAGGGTGATGTCGATGGCGACGCCGTTGTTGAATTGAAACGCAATTGGCGCAGCAACAAATGCAGTCGAAGCATTTGTTGCTGTAAATGTACTTGTGTACCGAATCAGCGAGGATGTAGCACCTAGCAAACTCGTAACTTGGTTTGCAAGTAATGCCCCAGCACCGTCGTTGTATCTGTGGTTGATATAAAGCGCAGTAAGATTTGCAGTTGATCCGCCAACAATTGAAACCCAACTTGAATACGTCCAAGTTTGCCCGTTTGATGCGGCTACAACAGCATTCCCTTCGGCATAAATGCCATTAAAACTTGAAGCGGCTGTAGTAGTTCCAAACACCCTGACATCAATGTAAGTAATGCCGTTTTGAGTTCCTGTCCCAATAATGGACGTAGACAACCCAGAACCGCTGCTGATAGCCCAATGGTTCGGAGCCGTCCCTGGAGTCCCTGCCACAGCCCCCTGCATCGTGTTGTTGCGGATGCTATTTGTTCTTTGCTCTTCCAGCAACAACCCACGAGAAACAAGAGTTGATGGATTGTAGTCGAGTCGTGGGGCGTAGTAGGGCGAGGCTACCGTCGGGTAGTACGTCGAAAGCGACGAGGTGACGCCGCCTTCCATGTTTGGCAAATTAAGTTGTGCACCCCAAATAAAAATTCCGCTAGTTCCGTCGCCCGTGTAAGAAGTTGTAACTCCCGTTGAAATTAAGCGGATCGTAAATGTTGACGACGCGCTGGTGCTTTTTGCAGGGGAAATTACGCACCTATACCAACCGTTCCCGATTGGCGTAATCGCGCCTGTTCCAGAAATAACTGTCCCAGTTGATAAATCAAAAGCGGTTATTCCAGACGACGCTTGTGCATTGTCAAATAATTCAAACCTTGTTCTTTCAGCCGCTTTCGCAAAAACGCTTACCGTGTACGTTGTGTTGTCAGCGGTTCCGCCAAGAGAAATTGATTGCGTGACAATATGAGTGCCTAAAGAAGTGTCCTCAATCAATTTATCAGCGGTTAGTGTGCCATCAGGCGAAATAGCCGCGTCAGCGTTGATGCTGGAACGAGTAACAGCCCACGTCGTCTGAAACGTCTGCGACTGCAACAGCAGATTATGCTTCGCATACACCAACGCCCCAGTCGAGTCGAACAGCGTAGCCTGACTGCCACGACTGAAAGTTATACGCGAGTCAATTGAAGTCGCATCAATAAAGTTAAGATCCAATGAAGGTGGCGTTGGTGTTGAATTGCTAAGAATATTGTTAGCAAAGTTTGGGTAATTCGCCGTATTCAGTCTTACGTATTTGTTATACGGATAAGACAATATCAAGCCAGAACTATTTGAAAATGCTACATAATAATGGTCATTGGCGACCATGTTATTAATAACAGTATTGCCAGCAGCAACGTCATACTTAACTATATCACCAGCAGGAAATTTGCTACTTGCTGATGGTAGTGCTATAAATCCAGTTGTTGTGTTTATATTGGTGTTTGGGTTAAATGCAATTTTGTTTACGTCTTGATAAACGTATTTACCAATACCAAGTCCAGTATTTGACCCAACCGTTGTTCCAATTCTGCTATAGTTAAGTGTGGTTTTGTTATTTGCTGAGATTATATCAGTGCCAATGAATATGACTTCAGTTTCACCAATAGTGCCCACATTAAATCCTGCGCCACTACCAAGGCTAACACTGATTAGGTTTGCGTTGGTATTAGAAACAAGACCAAAAACGTTGGTTTTGTCTGAATTGACGAAGTCGCCACCATCAGTTGTAACGCTATAAGCAGTTAGTGTGGCACCAGCAGTATTGCCAGCAGTGTATATTTGTTGTGTATCTTCAAAATACCCGCCAAGTGGTATAATTGTTAAATTACCGCTTCCCGTATCAAACGAAGAAGTTAAAACCAACCCCTTTGCGGTCAATTTATTAGCATCATTATACTGGTAAATATATGGTGATGTGGCAATACCGTTATTATTTGCTAGTGTGTAATTTAACCTGTGTACAGATTTGTTTATGTTATAAACGCCAAGGGTGGTTTCTACGTTTGAAATGTTTGCACTAAATGATGGGTTATCTTCATTATACAGCCCATCATCCATTTTAAACGCACCAGTGGCTTGAGTGACCGTTACTTTACCATCTTCAATAAGATTGATTAGCCCTCTTGCGTATTTTTTGGTAGAGTTAGCCTGATAAAGATGCTGCCCCTTCAAAAACGAACCTGAAGGATTCGATAACGTCAAAATATATGTGTTTGGCAACCCCATAGCGGTCGCAGTAATGCTTCTGTCTTCAATATCATTGAAGTTTAGCGAAATTGTATTGCCTGCAGTGTAATATGTTCTGTTGTTCGCAAATGGACCTGTTTGCAACGGCGCCAACATGACATCGCCAGAGGCATCAATTTGAGCGACATTTACTACTACGCCAGATGAAGAAACTGTGCCATTGGCGTGATAACTGTATACAAAATCTCCGATTGCTAGAGTGCCACTAGCAGAGGTAAATGTTGCATTAACGATCGGTTGTGATACTGCCTCGAATAATCTAAAATATTGCCCACTGTTAGCAAGTGGTAGTAAATTTTCGATGGTTAATACCTTTTCAGAAACAATAGACTCGGCATTTAGCGTGTAACCATATCCGCCTTCCAAAAACAAGAAGTCAATAATTCCTGTGGCATTTGACACTGCTGTAACACGAGCAATACCGCCGCTACCGCGAGTAGAGTCTTGAAAATTTACAATATCGCCGATTTGAAAATTGCGACCTTTGTCTTGTAGTATTACTTCATCAACAGAACCCATCAATACCGCTCTTTTTGCAGTATCATAAACTGGATTACCATTAACGCTTAACCCAATAACTTCACCTTTTTGGAATTCGCCTTGACGCCCAGAAATGTACAGCATGTTTACATAGCCATACCCTGCTCTTCTGCGTAGGTATTTTTCAACAAATGCAGTAGCGCCAGAGCGAGAACCAATGACTTGTTTACCTACGTAATCTACGTTGTATTTTGAGTAGGTGATTTCCAAATATTCTGGGCTTTCCCAAACACCATCAGAAACGCGAAGGATGTTTTCGCCAGGATATTTTACCTCTGCACTTGTACCATAAACAAGTTTGAAGAACAAGTCAATTGATCTTTCTGTTCCCTTTGAACGGTACAACTCAAGTGAGTTTTTAACAAGCAACTGTTTGTTGCTGGCGGTGTCGAACTGAATATTCTTTAGGTATTTTTCTTTGAAATAGACAATAAAATCATCTAACGTAGTATCAATATCTCTCAATTCTGGTAGTTTTCTAGAATACCAAAGTGGATTATTCGTTTGTTCCATCCATTCGTAATATGCTTTTACGAATGAAATAAACTGATTACCCTCCTCGCGATAAAAAGAGGGAAACTGAGACTCGATAAATGGTGAAATTAATTTTTCAATCTTTTTCATTATTCGCGAACTTGCTCTATGTTAATTTCTACGTCGGATTCTAGTATATTTAGGATTGAGTTTTTACTTGTTGAAATGTCCTTATACTTTGGTATAGCATAAATCTTCAAATAGTCCCCAGCAAATGAAGACATACGCAAATTCTTTATTTCAAGTTTACCCAATCCATAATCTATCGTACCAACATCAACAACCTTTTGGTGGCTCTCGCCCAAAATTGTGGTAATTCTTAGTATACCACCACCATCATCTTCCAAATTACACTGTTTACCATTAAACACAAATGCACTGGAGTTAATAGCATGATCATCAATTGCTGCGTGCTCTGCACCTAGCAATGGGATGGTGTCGATAATTGGTATACCGTAATTGATAGAAACCTTTTGTGGAGTATTCAATGTAGGTGTTACATACTTCACCAATCTAATTTCGGTTTCGTTACTAATTATGCTTGGGTGTGCTTCGTCGATTGCTTTGACAAATTTCGAATAACGCATCGTTTTGGCAAAATTGTTCAAATTTGTTGATGCATATTCGAGGATTTTTGCCATTACCAATGTGCGAATGTCATCTGGGTTCAATGGAGTTAGGTTAATGTTATACTTGACATCACAAGCAACAGACAAATACAAATAGTCAGGAGAAATGAACACTGGTTCCATTGCTACAGTAGATCTGCTGCGTAGGAAACGTTTGTATTCGTTTTCTTTAATTTTTGGTAGACCGTCTACATCTTTCAAGTCTACGGATACAAAAACTCGACCGTACTGTGGTGGTTCTGCATCTTCGCCACCATAAGCAGTCACAGCATTGATTTCTGGATAGTTGATTTTCAGTAGATTTTCATAATCTTCTGCGGTTACTGCTCTTTCTTGTGTAGTAAACGCACGAGGTGCATTGTATTTGATTGATTCTAGTGATTCATACACTGCGCCGCCTGATGCAGTTGACACTGTTCTTACTGTTATATTTGTCTCGCCGTCAATCGCCTGTGCTGCGCGGAAAACTCTTGCGCCGTTTGGCAATTCGCCATTAGAAATTCTATATTCGATTACAACAACTGACCCATTCTTTGGTTTTCTACCAACGATACCATCACCGAAAATGATTTCGTAGGTGTCACCAATGTACGGTTGGATGAAAAACACTGGAGAAGTCGCCAACAAATCAAACAAAGATGTCGCTCTTGTGTAATTGATCATGTTTGCGCCATTGTCTTCAATGACGGTCACTTTCAGACTTGAAATGTCAACGTTTTTATTGTTGATAATGTAGTTAACAGGTGTTGTATAACTTACTGGGTAAGTGTCTGTAACGTAATCGCCTTCATAAACAGTCAAAGATGTTGCAAAGGTGGTGTTAGAACTTGTGACTGTTGATGTTTCTGGTGTGGTAAACAAGTAAGTATTGGCACCAACACGAGTGCTGAATGCTGTTCCCTTTGGAATAACAATATTTCTTTTTTCTGGATCTGAAGATACAATGGTAACAGCCAATGTTGCTTCTGCAGACTTAAATGATCTTGGTAAGTAGTTCAATTCCTTAGCATGACTGACCACGCTGTCTCGCAATTGTGCAGTATCCAAAAACATCTCATTGCTGATCATGTTCATGTAAAATGCATTTTGATAGGTGTTGTATGCCAACACATCCAACAACACACTCATATTAGAAGATTCGTAATCGTAATCTTTAAATGCAGATTGTTGTTTTAGGAATGCCTTGAGTTCTCTTTTGTAAGAGTCAAAGTCCAAAGATGTTAGCGAGATGCTTGAGTTTGCTGCCATTATCGTACTCTATCTAATTTAACTTGTAGCAATGCAGGATCAGGATTATTTATGACTTTGAAAATAATGTCGATAGTATATGTGTGCTCGTCGTTGCTCAATGAGATATTGATTGCATCGACGTATGCACGAGGCTCATAATTCTTTATAGCCTCAGAAATGGACACCTTTAGGTTTTCTCTCGTCACAGAGTCTGCAGGTTCGAACAAATATTGTTTGATGTTTGCACCGAAGTCTGGAGAAAAGAGTCTTTCGCCTTTGTCTGTCGAGAGTAAATTTCTTAAACTACGCTTAACCGCCTCGACATTCGTTCTTTTCAATAATGTACCCGTGTTTGGGTGGATATTAAAATTGGTGAAGAAGTCGCTGTAGATTTCTTTTTCTCTCAAATTCGACTTGTCATCTGCTCTTTGGACTGCCATTTCGGTCTCTTTTAAGAATATTTGGTTTTATTTAGGCAACACTGCTGTCTGGTAGATAACCATATTTGGTATATCTCACTTCGAAACAATTTTTCGGTATCAAAGAGTAAACACTATCTGCTAATGAAAAGATCGGCTTGAGTATAACATTCATCACTGTACAAATGTCGATTTTGCCCCTGAAGATGTCAACAAGTTGTTTCACAAAGTCGAAAATCTTCAATGCTTGTTTGACGATAGGAACAGAGTTGGCCAAGTTTTTCAGAGTATTGTAGACCTTTTCAAATGCTTTCATGATCAACTCGACAAAACTCAGTGTGGACAAACGTTTCAATTTGTTCATTAGACGATTCCAACCATCTTTTATTCTGGCAATGACCTTTTCTTTCATGAACACTTTAAACTTCTTTATTTCTTCATCCATATCAATATCAAGCATTTCACCAACACTGCTCGCGCCGATCAGTGCACTAAATGGTGGTGGTATTTTCACAGCCAAGATAGCATTTATGAACGAGTCCATTATTTGTTGGGCTTGTTCCTCTAGTTGTTTTCTTACTTCTTCAGAATAATTACCATTGATGAGTTTATCCCGTATGCTTTTGTAACTGCTATTAGCACTATCATACAAACTATCGAAAACCGATTGCAATGCCTTTGTTGGGTCTGTGATTGACCCAAGTTGTGATATCAATGGTCCTAGCACAGGAACTTTCTTCAAAAAGTTTGTCATCGCCTCTACTATCGCTTTAGATGTTAAATCGAACTGTTCATTTATCCAGTCAACTAACTTTTGCCAAATTTCCTCGGTGCTGTAATCTGGAGAAACGATGTTCCATTCGCCTGTGAAAAAGTCAGTGACTGCTTTATCAATACCACTGAAAAATGCTCTTACGGTTTCACCATTTTTGGCCATTGCGGCTTTGATCTTTTGTTTTCCATCTTTGGTGAATACATCGCCCAATTTGCATTCTGGTAAAAATGGCAAAGGCAGGTTCAATGGGTTTGGTATGGCAACACTGATTATGTCTACAATCTTAAACAATATTTCTAGTATCAATTTCTGAAAATACACATCAATGTCTTTCAGAAATTCTCGAACTTTGTATTCTGCTTCGTCTACGCTGGAACGTATCGAGGTGAACACATCGGTCATTAAAATACCAGTGACCTCGTTAATCACTGTTTCGATTTGCTCTATGGCTTTTTCTAAGTCTTTACTGCAATTGTTATCGTCAAATAGTGCAGCCTGAACCCTTAACTGCGATGGCACTGTGCCAAGAGTTTTGAAGTAGTTTTGTAAAGTTTTTGTCATGTCCCCATTTGTGCACTCTATTTGTGGAGGCTCTGGGAGGTATAAAACAAACCTTGACATTTTATGCGTTGATTCCGACTATTGGAGCCTGAATGCTTATTGCTGTGCTAGATGTTATACTGGTTTTACCATTTGAAACGATGTTGATCTTACCCGTAGCAGACTGAACACTGATGTCACCATTGACCAATATGAATTTTTCACCAATTGTTATTTCGGTGTTGTCTTTTTCTGACTTTGTGGTTATGGTGCCATCTTTGTCAATCAAAACATGCGTTCCAGTTTTATGATAAATGTGCAATTTCTCATTTGCAGGCGTGTCATCAATTTCAACAACATGCCCACTCAATGATTGATAAACTTTGTTGAATGGGTATTGACTAGAG